GAATTGCGTAGTATGTGTAGTCATCATCACCAGCCTGTATCTGGGGTGGCTTATATTGGTATCATTGCTGCCAACAAACTTATTGGCCTTAGTAAGTATACTCGTATTGCTCAGTGGTGCGCTAGGCGTGGTACTCTCCAGGAAGAACTCTGCAACGATATTGCAAGAGAAATAATGCGAGCCACTGATAGCGAGAATGTGGGTGTTTATATTCAAGCTACACACGGTTGCTGTGAAAATCGTGGTATTATGGCACACAGTAGTTTGACACAAACCACAGTACTTAAAGGTTCATTCCAAACAGATCCCGGAACTAAAAAAGAGTTTATGGACAATATCAAACTGCAACAGGACTTTGCCCCACGGTGATAATCGAATTAATCGGAACTTGGTTGCTTGTGGGATTTGTTAGCGCAATCGGATGGGGTACTGCTCAAAAAACTGTAGTGGAACCTTATGTAAATCCAACTATTGAAAAGATCATACCTCAGCCACAACCTACATTAACCACTAACCCGGATAATAAATAATGCTTCACAGCGGCCTTTTGGTGTCATTCCCGCTATACAAACTCTGCCACCTATGCTATAATCTAACATAGGAGAAATAAATGATTTATTATAACGAAACAGAAGTGATACGATCTATCAACGAACAACAAGTGCGACCCGTCACATATAAATTCACCAGTACTAAAGAGTATGTAGACCAATTCCCCGTTGCTTACAGACAGTGGAAGGCCGACAGCCATTGTAACTTGATTCACGGTTATTCCTTTAGTATGAAGTTTTACTTTGGCACCAATGACCTAGATGTTCGTAACTGGGCCGCTGACTACGGTGGCCTGAAAGAACTCAAAGAAGTATTACAAAGTCAATTTGATCACACGCTATTAGTAGCAGAAGATGATCCAGAACTAGAAACATACAAACTATTAGAATCAAAGAACATGGCCAAGCTAACTATTCTTCCACGCCTGGGTTGCGAAGGCTTAGCAGACATGCTTTACAAGTATGTCAACGGTGTTTACATTCCAGACATGTGGGGTCCAGAAGAGGCTCGACGTTTATGGTGTTATCGTGTGGAAGTACGTGAAACACAAAGCAACATGGCGTTCCGCGAAGGACACCGTGAGTGGAACGAAGATTTGTTTGCGTAATAATATACGCATATAAATATTTGTTCTATCCTGGCCATACCATCAGAAAAATATGAAACTAAAATTACCCAATGACTTAATTTGTTGCTTGCCTAGCACTATTACAGACCCTATTCGCATTGGATGTGACAGTGATGGTGGATACATTGTTCCTCGTATGATCCTGGATCATTGTGACGATCTACTTAGTTTTGGACTTGGTGACAACTGGAGTTTTGATCGTGCATGGAAAAAAATCAAACCTAATGCAAAAATTCACATGTACGACGGTACAGTAAACATCAACACCATGAAAGATTACTTGCGAGCTCAGTACCAAGACTTTTTTGGTACGTCGACATCAATTTTTCATTATCAAGAAAATGTAGGTAAAAAACAACACAATCTAGCGCACACCGAGCTAGTCACTGCCATTCAACGATTGGCCAGCGATCGTGTGTTTTTAAAAATGGATATTGAAGGTGGTGAGTTTCAGTTGCTAGATGACATTTTGACTTGCCGAGGAATTTTTCCTGGAATAGCTATAGAAATACATTTTGCTAACTATCATAGAGAAAATTTTAAACAAACAGTTGAAAAAATCAAAGAATATTACGAGCTAGTTCACACACACGGCAACAATCATACTGTACTGGGTGCTGATGGCAGTTGTGATTGCTTTGAGTTTACGTTCATACGCAAAGACCTGTGCGACGATACCGCCAAACGCTACAAGTTTTATCTAGACGGCCTGGACGTTAGCAATGTGCCTGGCTTGGATGATTATGAATTTTACTTCGACCAGGTCCAATGAAGATTTTTTTAACTGGTGCAAGTTCTGGAGTAGGTCGAGCCTGTGCTGAACTATTAAAAACAGATCACACAATTATAACTCCATCAAGTCAAGAATTTGATGTAGGAAATTTTGCACACATTGACGCAGTAGATTTATCTGATGTTGATTGTGTGATCAACTGTGCCGGAGTTAATCCTGGCTCGTATCAAGGTTGGAAGCACAATCAATGGCAAAAACAACAACATCAAGTAGATGTGAACTTCACCGGTGCCTTGCTGTTAGTTAAACAGTACGTTCGACAACGTGATCAAGGACAGTTTGTGTACCTGACCAGTAGCAATATTGATGATCCAATTGCACATAATATATTTTATACAGCAGCCAAACATGCCCTAAGATACAGTATCGATACCATTAGAAAAGAGTGTACAGATATTGTGTTTACAGAAATATGTCCTGGCAAGATCAAAACCAACATGCTACGGCAGAATTATCAAGATACCAAAACTGATGAAGAGATTGAACAATTATACGCTCAAGGTCCTACACTTACTCCCGAAGAAGTAGCAGAGATGATTGTATTTGCTGTTAATCGTAAGTTAGATCATATTACAATTTTACCTCACAGCAACAGACACAAATAAGTAACTCATATGTCAAAACGCAAATACAGTATAGCAGTAATGTTGGCTACACACAAAAGAACAGACGCACTCAGTCGTAGTGTGTTTAGTTTGTTGGATTGTACAAAAGATTTGTCGCAAATACAACTCATTGTTGGCATTGATGATAATGACGAAATTGGTCTCAATCACTTTGTTGATGTCATACAGCCCGAACTAGACCGTCGTAATGTGGATTATACCGCTCTTAGTTTTGAGCCCATGGGCTACTTAGGACTCAATCAATACTACAACAAAATGTGCGAGCATGCAGATGCTGACTGGCTCATGGTCTGGTGTGATGATGCTATCATGGAGACTCAGGCATGGGACGACCGTGTGGCAGAATGTACCGGCGAATTTAAATTGTTAAAAGCACATGCACACAACGAACATCAGTATGCGGTATTTCCAATCATACCAGCCGAGTGGAGAGAGATCACAGGTTACTATGCTCGCCATCAAATGCTGGATGCAGAAGTCAGTCAAATGGCCTACATGTTAGATATTATGAAAGTCATCGAAGTCAACATCACTCATGATCGTGCAGATCTTACAGGTAACAACAAAGATGAAACCAATGATAAAAAAGTAATGTTAGAAGGCAATCCAAACAGTCCTTTGGATTTTCATTATCCTACCCTGCGTGAGCAGAGGGTTAATGATGCAGACAAAATTGCCCAATACATGATTGCCAACGGGTTTGATACTGCATGGTGGGAAGGTGTTAAACTTGGTAAAAATAATCCATGGGAACTTATGGCCGCCAATGATCCTAACGGGCAAACAGTACAACTTCAAACAATACAAGATGCAAACGGACGTATACATCACCGCCGGGTTAAATCAAAAAATGACTAATAAAACATTTAGTATATCTGTATTATTGCCTACTAGAGGACGTACTGTTGCTCTTGAAAGTAGTGTGTTTAGTTTGTTGAATCTAGCCACATCGCCTGAAAAAATACAACTGGTATTTGGATTCGATAACGACGATTCAGTGGGACTCAATTACTTTTTAGAAAAAATACAACCAAAGCTGGAAGAACTTAATGCAAATTATACTGCCCTGTCGTTTGATAGCATGGGCTACGAAGGTCTTAATACCTATTATAATGCGCTGGCAACAAAGGCCAGTGCTGATTGGCTGTTTGTTTGGAACGATGATTGCATTATGAATACCAAAGGATGGGACGATGAAATTCGCCGGTATAATGGAGAATTCCGAGTGCTTAAGGTTCATACACACAACGAGCATCCATACAGTATCTTTCCTATAGTTCCATCTGCATGGGTTGACATCACTGGACAACTTAGTCGTCATCAAATGATTGACGCAGAAATTAGTCAGATTGGGTACATGTTGGATGTCATACAAATTGTTGACATCGATGTTACCCATGATCGTACCGACCTTACCGGTAATCAATCAAATGAACCAACTAAACCAAGAACTCGATTTGAAGGTAATCCTGAATCTCCGTTGGATTTTCAAAATTCGACCTATGTACAAAATCGAATGAATGACACTGAAAGATTATCCATTCTATTAAAAACAATGAATATCGATACCACCTTTTGGGAAAATATTAAAACACTCAAACAAGATCCTTGGGAAAAACTTAAACAAAATGATATTAATAGTCACATGTATCACTTTAATTTGTCGGCGGAGAGTTAATGTCCAATATAACTATTAGTCAATTGGTGTCAACCTGTTTACTGTCTGGCAACCCAGTAACTAAAATTTTAGATTTTGGGCAACAACCTTATGCCGACACATTTATTGCAGAACATCAACTCAATCTATCTGAACCAACATTTCCATTGGAAGTTTACATGAATGCAGAATCGGGTAGTATTCAATTGGGCTATGTTAGTGATGCCGAGGATCGTTATAACTTGTATTCATACAGTTACACCTCCAGCAATAGTAAAACCGCTCGTGATCACTGGGACAGCTTGGCCGCCGATGTTAAATCAAAATACAGCGATGATAAGTTGGTTGTGGAGATCGGTAGTAATGACGGTTATCTAATTGGACAGTTTTCCAAAGGTGTTGGTGTGGATAGTTCACAAGAGATGTGTGGGCTAGCCATGGAACGCGGAGTTGATGTAATTAATGCACTGTTTGATGTTATGGTTGCTGATCATGTGCGTGGAACATATGGCCCTGCCAATGTGATTTTGGCCAACAATGTATTCAATCATGCTAATAAACCTGTGGACTTTGCTATTGCGGTTGCTAAACTATTAGATGCCAACGGAGTGTTTATATTTGAAGTTCCGTATTGGGGATGGATGGTTACTAATGGTCAATTCCCCGACATGGTCTATCATGAGCACCCAAGTTACTTTACTGTCAAAAGTGCCCAAAACCTTCTGGCTCGAGCTGGGCTGACCATAGCAGATTTTGAATTGGTCAACTATCACGGGCAGAGTCTACGCATCACAGCTAGACACGGGCAAGAGGTAGTTGCCAAGGTCACACAGGCCATCACACAAGAAACCGAACAAGGATTGTTTGATCCAGAGTTTTATGCCAAACTACAACGCAGGTTAGAGCAGTCCAAGATAGCATGGCTAGCTGACTTTTACAAAATGCTTAACGAAGATCCTCAAGCAGTTGTGATCGGTGTAGGAGCTGCTGCCAAAGCTAACACTTGGTTAAAATACTATGGCCTAGATAAAACAGTCATCAACTGTATTACTGATTCCAGCCAGTTCAAGCAAGGCAAGTATACTCCACTCACACGTATTCCTATTCGGTCAGATGACGAGTTTGCCAACCACGATCGTCCTTATGCGTTAATCTTGAGTTGGAATATTGCCGAGCCACTCAAACAAGCATTGTTAAAAATCAATCCCAACACAAGGTTTATCTCACAATGAAACACTATAACATTTACAACAATCAAGAACCCAAGCTAGGCTCGTTTGCAGATGATCGTGGAACTATTACAGATATCTTCCATTTGATCGACATGAACTCGGCCTGCTTGATTACTAACACACCGGGTGCTGTTCGAGCCAACCACTATCACAAACAAACCACACAGTATACATACATCTTGTCCGGGTCATTGGATTACTATTCCAAACCTGTAGACAGTGAGGAGCCTGCTAATGTGATCACAGCCGGGGTTGGAGATTTCATCATCAGTGAGCCAAACGAAATACACGCATGGCGCACAGGTCCAGACGGTTGCACACTTATTGCCTTTGCACAAGGCCCACGTGGTGGCGAAGATTACGAAAACGACACGTTCCGAGTAAACAGCATCATTCCTGAATGACACGAATTGCTGTAATCTTTGGAGCTCGCGGAGGTATTGGCGCAGCAACACGTGAAGCATTTCTTGCGGCTGGATATCGTGTGGTCCCTATCACCAGCTCAAGTGTTGATTTTACCAGCGACGATTGTTATCAAAAAGTATCTACCATACTTACAGTCAACCCAGATGTCATTGTTAACTGTGTTGGATATCTAGACAATACCAATCAAGAAACTCATAACAATACTTTCAACATTAATGTTGGCAGCAATTGGACTATCCTAAGACATTACATCAATAACCCAGGTGAAAAACCTGTGAAGATTATCATGGTAGGATCCAGCGCATACAAGAGCGGGCGCAGGTCTTACATTTTATACTCAGCCTCCAAAGCTGCACTATATAATGTGTGGCGGGGAGCTTGTGATTACTTTGCCAACACTAATATCAGTGTTGCATTGATTAACCCAGTAAGAACACGTACTCCTATGATAGACATGTCAACAGCGGCTTTTTGTTATGAACCAGAAGACGTGGCACATGAAATATTAAGCATGGCAAATACACCAGGCAAACAACTGGTAGAGATGAAGTACCCAGAGGAGAATTGAATGAAGATTGGTATTATTGGACGAGGCACCGTAGGCAAAGCAGTCTACGAAGGTTTGCAATATCTAGGTCACAACATGTGTTTCTTTGACCCAGCATACGAAGGATCAACACTACAAGATGTATTAGATACTGAATGTGTTTTTATCTCTGTACCGACTAACCAAGCACCAAATGGTGATTGTGATACCAGTATTGTAGAACGAGTAGTTGATGAATTAAATGCCGCTGGCTATACTGGACTAGTAGGTCTTAAGAGCACTTGTGTTCCCGGTACCTGTGAGCGTTTAAGTATTGCGTATCCTAACTTGCGTATTTGCAGTGTGCCAGAATTCTTACGTGCCAAAAGTGCCCTAGCTGACTTCATGTACAATCATGACCTATTAGTCATTGGTAGCAACCGCGAAGAAGATTTTGACTTGATTAAAAAGATTCACGGCCACTTGCCACAGAATGTCACCTGTGTCAAACCCACAGAAGCTGAAGTAATCAAATACTTTAACAACGTAAATCACAGTGTGCAAATTATCTTTGCCAATATTGCATACGAAGTATGTAAGAAACTAGGCGTACATTACGATGCCGTATATCACGCAATTAGCAAACGAGAATGTTTCAATCCAGCATACTTGATGTGCAATGATAACCTGCGTGGCTTTGGCGGACACTGTTTGCCAAAGGATACCAGCGCATGGCGCAACCTAGTCAAGGATTTGGGTTTGCCGTACGAGATGATCGATGCAGTAATTAAAGATAACGAAAAGATTAATAAATGAGTAAAATTTTAGTAACCGGAGCAGGTGGACTTCTTGGCACAGAATTCTGTCGTCAACTCAAGGCCGCAGGACACCAAGTGTGGGCTATTGACAATCAAAGTCGTAGTACAGCAATTCCCGAATGCGATAATTGGATTGTTACAGACTTAAAAAATCCCGACGTGTTCCAACATGTGTTGCCCAAGGATTTTGAGTATATCTATCACTACGGTGCTATCAACGGTACCACAAACTTTTACGAACGACCAAACGAAGTCTTGGTCAATAACTTTGTAAGTGACATCAATGTATTTGAATTTGCTGGCCAATGCCCTAATCTTAAACGCATTGTGTACGCTAGTTCAAGCGAAGTAGTTAGTGACGATCCTATAAGTCCGGTTGCTGAAAACTTAGACATTACCATCAAGAACATTCACAATGCTCGTTGGTCATATCGTTTGGCCAAAGTAACCAGTGAAAACTTTTTGGCCAACAGTAAACTGCCTTATGTGATGTTGCGTTACTTCAATGTGTATGGCGAGAACAGCAAGAAAGGTCACTTCTTAGGCGACCAAATTGATAAAATTAAGAATGGTACATTTACTGTTATTGGCTCACAAGAAACTCGTAGTTTCTGTCATGTAAGTGATGCTATCCGTGCCAGTATCTATGTAGCCGAACACGTTGATCGTGAATTGGTAAACATTGGCAATGATCGCGAAATCACTATTGGCGATGCTGTGCAAGTTATTGCTGCAGAGTTAGGACATCCCGATGCTGTGTTTGAACAACTACCAAGTAAAGCTGGCTCTGTTGCCAATCGCCGTCCGGATATTACCAAATTACGTAGTATCATGCCCGAGTACGAGCCTATGAGTTTTGAACAAGGAATTAGATCAATTCTCTCTTGACAATCTAAATACAGTTCATGTATAATAACTGTATGAAGAAAATCTACTACACTTGGTCCGACGTCGAATCTCAAACACAAGAGATCTTGCGTCAGATTGCCTTATCCGATTGGCGCCCAGATTATGTTGTGGGATTAACACGTGGCGGACTTACGCCGGCTAACTTAATTAGTCAATACTTAGAAGTACCAATGGAATGTCTCAAAGTAAGCCTACGCGACGATGGAACCAAGCCCGAACATAATCTTTGGATGGCCGAAGATGCGTACAACGGCAAGAACATTCTCATTGTGGATGATATTAACGATTCGGGTGCCACACTTAACTGGATTAAAGCGGATTGGGAAGATTTTCATCCAAGTAAAAGAGAGCCGTGGTTGACTATTTGGAATGATACTGTTCGATTTGCTGTGTTAGTTAACAACGAAGCCAGTGAATACAAACGCATCGATTACTCCTGTATCGACATTAACAAAATAGAAGAACCTAGTTGGATAGTATTTCCTTGGGAGAATTGGTGGAAGAATTAATCAACACAGTCTTTGGACCAATGTATGCGCTCAAGACCGATGCTAGAATTGGGCAAGAGTTAAAAATCAAAGGTTGCTGGGATCTAAATGAAATTTTAGATACTATTCGATTTTTTGAAAGATACTCGCAATCAGACAATGGTTTTATTTTAGACGTCGGTTGTAACATTGGTGCATGGGCAATGCCAGTGGCTCGGAGATATCCAGATTTTCAAATTGTTGGGTTTGATTGTCAAGAATACCTAATTAATTGCTTAAACAAAACAATTGATCTAAATAAGATACTCAATGTTCAAACACAACTAATGGCTATATCCGACACAGTGGGCGAGATCAAATTTGGTAGTGTTGATTATACATTTGGTGGTAACTTTGGTGCATTTGAATTAGAAGCTCCAACAAGAAATAGCGACTTCAATGGTACCGTATTACCTGGGCAGTTTACTACTATTGAGCAACGCACTGTTGACAGTTTTAATTTTGATCAAGTAGCATTAATTAAAATTGATGTCGAAGGAATGGAGTATAAAGTTATTAAAGGTGCTATTAACACTTTACAAAGGTGTAAAAGTGTAGTATTATTTGAAAGTCATAAGTGTGATTATTCGGCGGTTATTAAATTATTAGAAAGTATTGACTATCGTGTGGTCGGTACTGTTGGTCAGATGAGTTGTGCAATTTCTACAAAGTGAACATATGAATTCAAAAACTAATGAAGCTCTTGTAATTTTACAAGAAGAATGCGCCGAAGTAATACAAGAAGTCAGCAAATGTTTTCGATTTGGCATCAACGATCTAAATAATGATGGCGTTAAGCACAGCCTAGTATTAGAAAAAGAAGTGGCGGATATGTTATGTATGGTGGACATATTAGTAGAACAAGGTGTACTTGATCTGACTCGTTTAGAAACAGGCAAGGTTGAAAAACAAACAAAGTTAAAGAAATGGTCAAAACTGTATGAAGATTAAAGTTAGCGAATTATTTTATAGTTTACAAGGCGAAGGTCGCTTTGTTGGTGTGCCTAGTGTGTTCCTTAGAACATATGGTTGCAACTTCACCTGTTCAGGATTTGGATGCAAGCCAGGCGAAAAGTCTACAGGCGCAGACGAAGTAGCAGAAGTTGTACATTTATATAATAACTTCTTGGACCTACCTTTAGTTGAAACAGGATGTGATAGTTATGCGTCATGGCATCCAGCATTCAAGCATCTAAGTCCTACAGTAGAAACGGCAGAGTTGGTTGAGAAGATGTTGGCCTTGACTCCCAACAACATGTGGAAACAGAACAATGGCAATGATGTACACTTGGTCATTACCGGAGGCGAACCGTTGCTAGGATGGCAACGTGCTTATGGTGAGCTACTAAGTCATCCTCGTATGAAAGACTTAAAGAACATTACATTTGAAACAAATGGTACACAAAAGTTAAGCGAAGACTTCAAAGCATTCTTGCGTAACTGGACATTAGATGGACCCGGTTTCCTAAGAGAAGTTACTTTCAGTGTCAGTGCTAAACTAAGTGCAAGTGGGGAAAAGGCAGAAGATGCTATTTGCCCAGAAGTTGTAAATGAATATCAAGCATTTGGTAATGTATATCTTAAGTTTGTAGTCGAAACTGTAGAGCATGTCGATGAAGCAGTTCAGGCAGTTGACAAATTTAGAGCAGGCGGTTTCAAGGGTATTGTTTACTTGATGCCACAAGGTGGTGTTGTTACTCCATACGATGCAAATAAATTAAATATTGCTAACATCTGTTGCGAACGTGGATTTAATTATAGCCCAAGATTACATGTGGACTTATGGGGCAATGGTTGGGGCAAGTAATGCCGCCATTGGACAGTTTGTTTGGCGGCCAAAGTAGTTTTTATCAACGAGCAGGATGGCGTAAAAGTTTTGCTTGGTGGCCGCATCGTTGTATTCTCAGTAACCGAATCATATGGTTGAAGTATGGTTACATGGGAACTGCTATGTATATTGGTCCAGGAGAACCAGTGTATGAATTTAACTGGCACACAACAGAAGAGCACTTGATTTGGTGTTTAAAAAATGGTTGATTTATATTTTGATACTCCACTTACTCGCAGTCGATCGTACACAATTATTGTACCAAACGGTGGGTGGCGTAGGCATTTTCCAATAGAGTATATCAAACAGATTAGACCAGTTGCAGAAACATTAGCCATGATGAATCATGATTCACCACGTGCATATGAAGCATATTTGCAAGAAGCTGATGCAGTACTACGAAACGAAAATGTATATAATGTTGAACCAAGTTGGATTCAACAATACAAAGCCATGCAAGAAGATCCAGTCATGGCTGAGTTGTGGAATAAATTACAAATGCTACTAGCATTAAAGGAAGATGAAAATGGGAATGTTTGATTTTTTTAAGAAGAAGGTTGAGCCGCCACAGAAGAAAAAACCTCTTGCTGATGCAGCACAAAAGCAGACTAAATCAGCCAAGGATACAGCTACAGATAAAGGTGAACCATATGTGGCTATCCTTAGCATGGATGTTGATCCAGAAAACTTATCACAAGGCGCTTTTGAATTAGACTGGAACGATAAGTTTGTTGCTGATCTTGTACGACACGGGTACATGATGAATCGCGACGACACTGATGCAGAAATTGTTGACCGTTGGTTTACTAATATATGTCGTAATGTTGTGCTAGAAACCTATGAACAATACGAAGCCATGGATCCACAACGAGATCGTGTGGTCAAGACTCGAAACATTGGTGACGGACGTAGCGAAGTATCGTGATACTGTATGTAAACGGTGACAGCAACAGTGCAGGTGCTGAATGTACAGATAACGATAAAATCTGGCCGGTTATACTGGCTAAAAAACTAGAGTGTAAGTTAATCAACGAAGCAAAAGGTGGCGCAAGTAATCCTAGGATAATGCGTGTGTCTAGTAACGCATTGGCCAAGAGCGATCGAAATACTATTGCTGTTATTGGATGGACCAGTTGGGAACGAGAAGAATGGGTCTATAACAATCAGTACTTTGATGTTAATGCAGGAGGGCATGATGTCTTGCCTCTTGCACTACAAGAACGTTATAAACAGTGGGTTATTAATCAAGGACCCGAAGAACAGATTCGTAAATCAAAATCTATTCACGAACAGATACATCGACTACATCGTAGTTTAAAAGATCGACGCATACCACATTTGTTTTTTAACGCACTAATGCCGTTTCAACACAAACTAGAAGATCCTCAACACAACAATTGGAATAACAATTATCTTGGACCATACAACAACAATTTAAGTTATTATTGGTATCTAAAAAATCAAGGTTGGACACCCACTGACAACAATCATTATACCGAAGATGCACAAGCCGTCTGGGCAGATATATTGTACAACTATATTCAAGAAAACAATCTATTATGATATTATATGTAAACGGTGACAGCCATACTGCTGGTGCCGAAGCAGTCAATCAACATGCCTTTGCTGAAGATGATTCAAAATATTTTTACATGGGCCGTGCTCCTCATCCCGACAACTTACAGGTCAGTTGGGGTAAGTTGCTGAGTCTAAGTTTGCAGGCTGGATTCAAATGCGATGCTGAAAGTGCCAGTAGTAACAGTAGAATTATACGCACCACTAGAAGCTGGTTAGATACCATACAAAATGCAAACGAGATTTTAATTATCATTCAATGGTCGACTTGGGAACGAGAAGAATGGTTGCATGATGGCATTTACTATCAAGTCAATGCAAGTGGTATTGATCATGTTCCGCAGGCATTACAAGAAAAATATCGTCATTACATTGTAGGTATCGATTGGCAAACCAAAACTCAGGAAGCACACAATGAAATTTGGGCATTCCATAAAGAATTAGAATCTAAAGGAATCCAGCATATCTTCCTTAATGGCAACACGGACTTTGCCCAAATCCAGGACAAACAGGATTGGGGTACAAGTTATGTTCATCCGTATAATCCAGACTATACATTTAATGCCTTGATTCAAGCAGGCGGTATCGAAACAGTTGCGCCCAATTCATATCATTTTGGCAAGGATGGTCATAGCTTTTTTAACCGTTTTATGTTACAATATATTGTTGATAACAAATACATTTAAGGTTCCATATGAAGTATGTTCTGATTGATACGGCTAATATGTTTTTTAGAGCCAGACATGGTGCCCACCGTGCTAGTGATACTTGGGAAAAAGTTGGCTTTGCACTTCATGTGACCTTGATGGCCGCCAACAAAGTAGCCAAGCGTTTTGAAGCGGATCATGTGGTGTTTGGATTGGAAGGACGCAGTTGGCGTAAAGACTTTTACAAGCCATACAAAGCCAATCGTGCTGTGGCCCGTGCTGCACTAACAGAAACCCAGCAAGAAGAAGATGCTATGTTCTGGGAAACGTATGATAATTTGACTAAATACTTGTCAGAGAGAACTAACTGTAGCGTTATTAGGCATGAAAATGCCGAAGCAGATGACATTATAGCTCGCTGGATCGCACTACATCCCCAAGACGAACATATTATTATCAGTAGCGATACTGACTTTGTTCAGCTCATTGCACCAAATGTCAAACAGTACAACGGTATTACAGACGAACTAATCACTATAGAAGGAATCTTTGATGCTAAAGGAAAAGCGGTCATCGATAAGAAAACTAAAGAACCTAAAACAATCCCTAATCCAAAATGGCTACTCTTCGAGAAATGTATGCGCGGCGATTCGTCGGACAATGTGTTCTCGGCCTACCCGGGAGTCCGTACTAAGGGCACTAAGAACAAGGTTGGCTTACAGGAAGCATTTGAGGATAGAGAGAAACAAGGCTACGCCTGGAACAACTTGATGTTACAGCGATGGACTGACCCGGAAGGTGTCGAGCATCGTGTGTTAGATGACTACGAGCGCAATGTACACTTGGTAGATTTAACTGCACAACCTGAAGAAATTAAAAATGCAGTAGATACCGCAATACGTGAGCAGATGTCACACAAGGATGTGGGGCAAGTTGGTGTGCGCTTTATGCAGTTCTGTGGCAAGTATGAATTAAACAAACTAAGCGAGAATGCCGACAGCTTTGGTCGTTGGATGAATGAAACTTATAAAGGAGTGTTAAATGGCTAAAGATTTATTTTGGACCATAGTAACATTTGCAATTATCATATCAGTGTTGGTCTTGGCATTCTGGCCACAAAATAAGTCAAGTGTAGTGGTTGTAAAATATGATTGCCGCCAGTTAATGGGCGGTGGGCATCCTAATGTGCCGGTGGAAGTACAAGAAGCATGTAGAAAAAGGGAGTTAAACAAATGACACTAATAGCTAAACCAGTAATAGATCGTAAGTATTGGATCTTACAGCAAGGAGATCAAAAGGTCGGTAATGTCGAAGCCTGTGATGGTGGGTTCCAAGTCAAGATCAATAATCAAATTCAACAATACAAAACTATCAAGATGGTGGAACAACGTGTTCAGGTTCACTTCGAGCCGCCACTCAAACACAAAGTAGTAAAGCCCATCACCAACTTGGTGCACGGTTATCCAGTGGCAGGTCGTGTATGTAATCCCATGTGGGACGTGCCTAAGAAGTTACCCGTATACACCAAGACTAACAAAAGTAAAAGTTGGTTTGCCGCTGGTTGGTACCGTGTCAAGAAAGGTCGTAACTGGACTGCCATGCAAGGTCCTAAACTAATCTTACTACAACGCTACCCATTCTCGGGTCCATTTTATTCTAAAGAGGAAGCAGAACAACATGTCTAATAATCCATTTCGTGATCAAGAAAAATTTATGATTGCTTGCGATCAAACTGTAGGTACAGAGAATCAAGACCAATACGGTCTATACCTTAGTCTAATTGAAGAAGAAGTACAAGAGCTTCGTGATTCAACAACTCGTGTAGGTGACCTTGATGCCTTAATTGATATCTTGGTTGTTACAATTGGCGCATTACATAGTATTGGTGCCGACGTTGATGGTGCATGGAGAGAAGTAATCAGTAATAATGCTACCAAAATCAATCCACGTACTGGCAAGGTCAACAAACGTGAAGATGGCAAGGTACTCAAGCCAGAAGGTTGGACTCCTCCTAACTTAGAGCAATATTTAAAATGAGCATACACCTACAAAGATTTATTGAGCGATTGCAGGGATTTGAAGCCCGTGGCGCCAAGGATTTTATCATGCCCATGAGTGACGCTAAAGGTATGCATGCTGACCTAACTCGCTTGCTTTTAGAGCTAACTAACCTTAAAGAAGCGGCTGTAGTTGCTCGTGATGACGAGATTATTACAGTACAAGTTGGTGGTGGTTCATTCTAAATATGCATATATTTTAGCATAAATAAATGCATGTCGAGACCCAAACCAAAAGTACTCGCAGAATTAACAAACAAGTCTACGTACAAAACCGAACAAGTATTAGCAAGTGAAGGTGTATGGGCAGTTTTTTATTCTGGCGAGCCGATCAATCTCAAGACCAGTAACTTACTGGTTCAATACCCAGGACCGAAATATAAAAAAGTTTCGTTCTCTAATCCTGGCCACGCAATCAATCTGGCCCGCAAACTCAACACACAATTTAAAACAGACAAGTTCACAGTTGTCTTGCTCCGGGCCGGCGAACAAGTTTACCCTTGATGTGCGTGACAAATATAAACTCACTCGAGAATTAGTTCAGCATCTTCCTGATCCTTATAAGATCACCGAAGCAGAAGCTCTAGCTCTTTGGTGGTTCAATCTCAGACGCAAAGGCGGTCTACGATTGACCAAGCTAGGATATGAAACATTTACCAAACAGCTCGAACTCGAACACTACAATTATAATGTTGAACCGTTTGTCATAAACAGTAAGATGGTCATTGCTCTGGATCGCAAATTACAACAACCTTGGTTTATTATTACTCACAAACAAATGCCAAAAACTCTAGTGTTCTTTGGTAGTAAAGAAGCTATGATGGCCAACTTGTATGGTGACTTAAAGAAGTTTCTTGACAACTACACACACTAATGTTATAGTGTTACTATCGGGCCTATAGCGCAGGGGTTAGCGCAGGGAACTCATAATTCCTTGGTCCCTGGTTCAAATCCAGGTGGGCCCACCAGAAAGATTAAATACCTTAGTGAAAATTAAATTTTTATCAAACACCTATTACCCAACTCCAGTATATGCTTGTGTTATCAACATGAGCTATTTTATGCTGAAGCATTGGTATAGCTTGTATGGTAAAAATCCTTCTGTAGAATGGTTACTGGGCGAGTTGGTTCTGTTCGATGATCCAGAAATACAGATTGAAAAAATTGTTAAAGAAAGACCATCAGTTCTAGGACTGGCTGTATTTGTCTGGAATGAGACTGTGCAGTATCGTATTGCCAAGGAAATAAAAAGTCGACTACCCGATACAATTATTGTACTCGGAGGTCCTCAGTTAATTGCACACAAAGATTCTAAGTTCTTTACTAAACATCCTTATGTTGACTATGTGGTATATGGTGATGGCGAAAGACCCTTTCAACAAATCATTGACTATCATAGCGGATTCTTAGATACCACTGATGATTTTGTTAATATTGCAATGAATGATCCTGCGCAGGAGAATTCATATCAGCTTTTTCCGTACGAGCAACTAAGAGATGACCAGTATTTTTCTACTAGTCCATACCTGGATCAAAAAGAGTTCATTCGACAACATGTTGATCATTTGAAATCTCGAGGGGTTCCACAATCTGATATATCTATTGTGATTGAATTTGCTCGTGGGTGCATGTATAACTGCACGTTCTGCGATTGGAGTCAGAACTTAACTAAAAAAGTAAAACGTCGCAAGGCTAACTGGCGAGAAGAGTTATTATTTTTTAAAGAGCTCGATGTAATATTGCGTGAAAGCGATGCAAATTTTGGGCAGTGGGACGAAGATATCGAAATTTACGATTATGCTGTGTCATTGTACGATCCTAGCAAAAATTTTAAATTTGTAAGTTGGAACGTACCAAAGTTAAAGAAAGATGCTGCCTATTATTTGTTAAAGCGTAATGCTGAACTATTTAATGAACGCATTACCATACACTTCCAAGACATAAATGAAGACGTATTAACAAAAATTGAACGCCCGAGCATTAGTTGGGAAGCACATAAAAAGTTAATACTTGACTTAAAAAGAGAACTCAATCCCGAACAGGCCAGAAACATCGATGCTCAATTTATCATAGGATTACCAGGACAGAGTTTTGAAAGTGTTAAAGAATCAATGTATCGAGTATGGAAGGAAGCAGGAGTACACCACTTTATTTTGGCCAACTGGGTGTTGTTGCCGAATAGCCCTGGAGCAGATATTTTTTATCAACGCTTGCACAAAATAAAATGGATTAAAACTTATTTTGTCAGTAGTCACGAACATAACATTGCCAATGTAGAGAACCTTGAAGACTTGTACATAAGAATAAAAAATCAAGACAATGTTCAAGATTTTTTTGAATCAACTATCAGTTTTGCCACAGCAGATATGAATTACCGAGATATCATGGCAATATCAATATTAGGGCACTCAATCAAAGATTTATATAGAAAATTTCCAAATTTTGATCACAATAAAATTGATTCAGTGTTTGAACCAATGGTTAAACGAGCATTGGCATCGGCTGACCGTCAATGGAACGAGATTGCACAAATGATTGAAAAATACGGATTCCTAATTTTTGGTAGCTATGATCTTGACAATAAGGAATTTTTGTTTTATTATAAAAACATCTAATTCCAAGACTAAATATGACACTATGGAACAGAATAAAAAAGACCCTGTAAAACAGTACTATTACTCGGATCGTGAGTGGGATCGTTTAGGATGTGGTCCGTTGCCAGAAGAACGTAAGCGTGAGAATTTTATGGATGCGTGTGCTCGAGGTAATCCTAAGATTGATGGTAAGGCTGTTAAAGGATATAATTAATGAAGTTAAATTTTCAAGGTTCAGCTTTATTAGTGTTAAGTGGATTAGTTGCGTCATATCTCATGTATCGATTTCTGCTAGAAGTCTGGTGCTGGGTTTACGGATTAATATATTATTAATTTTTGCATTTTGATAAAAATGCATGGTGGGTCGGACTAGGAGACAATATGGAACAGGATTATAGTTTTGCAATAGGCGTAGTTCTTGTGCTGGTTGTCTTTGTTTGGATTTTATAAAAGAATTGCAGTAGTAACAAATTGTTGTAATTCCTTCGTAGTGAAGGCACTGTGGACGGGAGTTCGATTCTCCCCGGATCCACCGAAATACATTGACACTATGGTCCCCTTGAAATAATAGGAATGATGTCTGTAGGGAAGTTAGTGTATTTCGTTGGGTCCGACCGGTTTCGACATGGTGAGATAACGAAAGAGGCAACACAGTAGGCGATGACTGTAAATCAAGCAACCTATGTAAATGCAAAAACATCTACAGGCGAAGTAACTGTTTCGGGTAAGAACGTTAAGTTCTCTGCTCGTTCAGCACAACGCCAATCTTTAGCAGTTTAATCACTGCTTAGGGTAATTATACCTCGTAACAGAAAATAGTAGAACCCGCTTCGGCGGGTTTCTTTTTACCGTTTTTGTTGCATTTCAATTCAATATGCGCTATAATTAACGACGTCGATAATTTACTACCCAAGCAACAACCTCAGTAAATATTATTGTTGTACAACTTTTATAAAAGGAAACACACAGCATGAAAAAACTACTAGTAGCATTACTAGCAACCGCAGGTATCACTTCTGCCTATGCACAATCTAGTGTCAGCATCTATGGTATTTTGGATGTTGGTTACATTGGATCCAGTTCTGAAGGCGCAGTTGGTAACAAGGTTTCAAAAACCACAAACAACACATTTGGTAACGGTGCAGAACAAACCAGCCGTTTAGGTTTTAAAGGCTCTGAAGACTTAGGTGGTGGCCGTTCAGCATTCTTTACTGTTGAAACAGGTTTAACTCCTAGCCAAGGTCAGGCAAGTACTTGGGACAACCGTCAAAGTTTTGTTGGTATCAAACAAAACGGACTTGGTCAAGTTGCTGTTGGTACTCAATATACATCGGTGTTTAATGCAGTAGCAGCAACCAATGCAGGACAATTAAACAACATGGTCGGTGATGTTGTCTACGCAACTGGTGCAAGCTCTACCACTTCCGGCAACGGCAGTAACACAGCGTTTACAATTCGCACAGCCAACACATTGAGTGTGAAGAGTGACAAGTTTGCAGGTTTCAGTGCTGGTGGTTTTGCTACTTTAGCAAACAGCAACACTACTCAAACAAATACAACCGGTGGCAGTACTAACTACAACGGTTATGGTTTGAGTGCTGATTACACTTGGAACAAATTGTATGTTGTTGCCGCTTATCAAACTTTAAAGAGTGAGCAAACATTTACAACAGCAACTCCTACATTCTGGACAACTAATGCAACAAGTAGTGCTCCTGGTGGTGGTGTGAACACACAGGACACACAGAAGTATGTTGGTGCAACTTATGACTTTGGTATTGTAAAAGCCTATGCTCAGTATGTTGCTCGTAAGGCTACTAGCACTGTAAACAGTAGTGATTATCTTAGCCGTACTGCACAGCAGGTTGGCGTTCGTGGTAACATCACTTCTGCCATTGATGCATGGGCTAGTGTAGGTAATGGTCGGTATGACGCCTTTGGCGCAAACACTCCAACTGTTAACTTTAACGCATTCCAAGTTGGTAGTAACTACTGGTTGAGCAAGCGTACAAACTTGTATGCAATCTACGGTCAGAACAAAACTAGCAGTACCAATGTTGCTAATTTAGCACCATCATTGGCTGCCAGTAACTATGCAGTAGGTGTACGTCATACATTCTAATTTATAATTAGAGTTCTACAAAAGGGCCTTCGGGCCCTTTTTCATTGGTAAGTATTTGTATGATAGACATAGTAACAGTAGTATTCCGTGAAGAACTTGCTGTATTAAAACTTCAAGCACAAAGTATCAACCTGTACGGACACGATATAGGTCGTATCTATGTTGTAGTCAATGACGATTCTGTGGAGATCAGCGAAATTGATGCGTCATGGTGGGGGCAATATAGCAGTCAAGTCACTGTGGTTCACAGACAGGCATGGTCAATCAACTATGTTGAAAATGGATGGCTTACTCAACAACTGTTAAAATTATTAGCAACAGGACTGTGCTTGAATGAATGGAGCATGGTGTTAGATGCCAAAACACTTTTGGTCAAGCCTATTGTCACACTTGCCCAACAGCCACAGGTAGGAGTATTAGATATCTATTCTGTGTTTGAACCCAGTCGTCAAATAGTAAACAAGTTGTTTGATATTGATATCACACAGCAACTAGGGCCAGGCGGTGTTCCGTTTATATTCAACAACACGCTAACACAACAGATGATTAAGACTGTGGAGAAATTGACCGAACTAGACTTTGCCACATGGTTTCAACAGCAAGGAATGGTAACAGAGTTTATTTTGTACTCTGGATATGTACTGTACAAATTTGGTAGTTTTGATTCATTATACAACACCAAAGAAAATGCAATGTTGCCATGTAATCTTTGTCACAGCGAAGTAGCCATGTTTGATCATAAGTTTAAAGAAATGGCCAGGGCCAACACAGTGAGCGTACATCGTCGAGCATGGGATCAACTGACCACTCAACAACAAGAGCAATACAATGATTTTTTAAAAAGCAGAGGTATTCAGTGAAAGCCATAGCAATGGTAGCACATCCAGATGATTGTATTATTTTTGCTTACAGTTTTATGTATGCCCACCCTAATCTGGATTGGACAGTATGTTATCTCACATACGAAGCAGATGACTATCGTGGCAGTGAGCTCAAGGCCTTTTGGGACAAACGTGGAATTAAAATCAAGTTCTTAGGTTATGTGGATGACTGGCATGATATAGAAAATAAACAAATTAGTTTTGATGAAGCTCATGCATGGATTGATGTGCAGGAGGCTGTAAGTGGTAATGACATTGTATTGACACACGACCAAGACGGTGACTACGGACACTTGCACCATAAATTTGTGCATGCGGCTGTGGCTGATTATCATCCTAACATGGTAACTTTTGCTGGCATAGGCAAAGGCACTGACAAATACACAGTGCCAGATGGTGTGTATAGTTTTGACGAATTACCCGAACATGGAAATGTAGTAGCTGGATTTCATCAAAATGGTCACGTAAATGAGTACACCATACCTGATAATGTAAAAGTTATGCTCGGACTTATCAAAACTTAAATAGATCATGAAAAAGAAATTAATGGTAGCTGGTTGTAGTTTTAGTGCCGTAAGTCAAAGTCTTCCAGGCACTAGTTGGAGTGAGGTACTGGCCAAAAGACTAGA